GATTACGATCCTAGCGCACGTTGCCCTTTATTTATTCAAACGTTAAAAGAGATATTCGCAAACTACCCTGACACAGAACAGATTATAGAATATCTAGGTGAGGTAATGGGGTATATTATCCAACCCTACAAACCTGACGCCAACTGGTGGATGTTCCGAGGTCCAGGAGGTGACGGTAAGTCCACTATTGTTAAAATTCTAGACGGTATATTAGGAGAGGCTCTATACTCAGCGGATGAAAGTTTACTCAGCACTGGTGGCGGTGGTGGTAATAGTCATATCACTACAGACTTAGTGGGTAAGTTGGCGGTGGTTATTCAGGAGTTAAAGGCAGGTAAAGCTCTAAACGACAGTGGTCTAAAGATGCTAGCCGAAAACACAAAAATGACAGCTAATCCTAAGAATAAAGACACCTTTAGCTTTAATTATATCGGGTCTTTAATTATGTGTTGTAACTTCTCTCCAGTAATACGTGATACCAGTGAAGGTACTGTAAGACGTGCTAATATTATCCCATTTAACAGACAGTTTGTTAAGTCAGGGCAGGATGATTCCAATAGAGGGCGTAAAATACTAGAAGATAAAGTTGAGTTAGCTGGTATACTTAACTTTATGCTAGAAGGTTACAAACGTTATGCTGACCGAGGGCATTTTAAACCCCCTCATAGTTGCTTAGAAGCCAAGGAAGAATGGTTGTGTGAAGCCAATAATGTAGTAAGGTTCGTCAAGGAAAATGTAATACTTAAGGAAGATACAAACATTAGAATGGAACTAGCAAGTCTTGTTTATAAACGTTACGAACGCTGGTGTACTAACTCTGGGATCAAGTCCAAAGGTAGAAATAACTTTTATATAGACTTAGCAAATCTCGGTTTACACAAGAAGCTCAGCTCTGGGAATGCGTTGTACCTATATGGTGGTATTCTTCTTGAAGAAGATATAGACGATTTTGACTTTGAGGATGAGTGGGACTGATGGTTGGGTTGGGTGGTTTACTCAGTTAAGTTTGGTAGTTTTTGGATGGTCGTTTTTGGTGGTGGTTCCCATTGGATTAATTTAGTTAGGTTTGGGTCTATGAGTTTAATATGATAAGAAAAAAATTTACAAAAAACTACTGTATATATATACAGTGATTTAATGTGTAAAATTTTTTACATATATAGTAATCTTGACTTTCCATCCACCTAAATTAACTGAGTAATCCACCCATGCATTTAGACCATCTAATCCAACCATAAAATACTTTACAAGCTGGGGTGGATGGGTTAAAATTAATTTCACTGGAACAACCCACATAAGAGGGTAATATGCATAATGATTACAAGACTTACAGTTTAAATATAGTTTTAACCGAATCACAATATAATAAGCTAACAAACAACGGTAACTCACTCCTAGGAACTGGAGTGTCTAAAATAGTACATAAATATCTTTATAACTCACAACCTGATATGTACTTACATTTAGAAGACTTCTTATTTGATAACTATATACTTACAGACAACGGTAGGACATTAGCGTCGATGGTATATAAATCTTATGTGGAGTACTGTGAGAAGACAGGCGATACTCACCTTGGTAGGAAGTCTTTTTACACACAGTTAAATGCTATAAACGGACTTAGTATTAAATTATCCAGTGGTAACTCATTATGGATATACGGGATTAAGTAAACTAAACAACTATGAGGGTTAAACAATGACTAAATTAGAAAGGTTAGAAAAAGAAATGATACGTACACATAACATAGTTTACAACAGTAATGACCCAGCTGGTGGTTCTAAAGAGGCAATAGAGGCCGCTACAAAAGCTTCTGTTGCTTGGGCTGATTACAAGTTAAGCTTATATCTTAAGAAACTCTCAGAGGTTGGTTATAGTCTAGGTGCTTAAGAAAACGAAGAAAGTTGAAAATAATTCTTGCTTTCTTCTCAAGGATGAACCATAATGAATTCATCATCAAATAACAACTAACGAGAACACTATGAAAACTTCAAATAAAGCAGCAGCAATAGCAGCACTAAAACTTAGCACTACAGAAACACTAACTGAATTAAAAGCTGAAATGGTACGTGCTAGTACTAACAGGGACGGACGTGTTTATAAACGTGCTAGTACTGCTTATACCAATGCTGTTAAAAATGCTAAAGTTGCTTATAACACTTTATTAAACAGCTAAAGTTGCTTATAACACTTTATTAAACAGCTAAACACCAATAGTAAACAACTAGGATATAACGATGAACATTAAAGAAATTAAGGTGTACTTTAAACAACAGGGTTTAGAGGTAGAAGACCACGGCCACGCATACACTGTTAATGGCGGTAAGTTACGCTCATTTAGTTCTTTGCTCAAACAGTTCAAGATTATGAAGAAGGAGGAAAAGAAACAACAAGCAGAAGTAGACAAGGGAGAAAAGAAGCACAAGGAGACTGTAGAAGTTAATACCCATATACCCCATTACACTAAGAATAAGAGGTAGTATATGCCAAAAGAGTACAACTATAACCCTGCTGAAGACCGTGCGTCACGCAAGAAAAGGTATAAAAAGAGACACAAGCACGGTAAGCAGATTAAAGACATGATTAAGAAGAGAGGTATACACCGTGAAACAGATTAGATTATTTGGTGGTACTAATGACGGGCTGTTAGCTGATGTCCCAGAGCTTGTAATCCAAAGAGGTATATTAAGGACTTACAAAAGAGGTACTGAGGTTATAGAGCAATATAAGATTAACGTGAGCTCAGCAGTTGTCATGGAGGATACCAACAATGAAAACACTTGAAGAGTTAAAGGAACAGATGCATGAGGCTCTTAGGGTTTATTGTGATGCATCTATAGATTATATGTTTGAAGCCTCTATAGAGAACTCTTATGCTTCCGATAATGCTTATGCTGTATATCTAGCCGCTAAGTCTGCATATGAGTACAAACTCGAACAGGAGAGTAAGAAATGAAGCAAACAAGAAAACCTACTCATCCAGGGGCACTCCTACATAACCTAATATTAATAGATAGAGGGATACCTATTGATAAAGCTGCTATTGCTATGGGGATTGAACTAACTTACTTAAATGAGTTTTTGCAAGGTAATATCAAATGTGACTATCACCTTGCAGTTGCTATAGCTAATTTCTGTGGAACCAGTTATAGGATGTGGTTAAGAATGCAAGATAAACTGAATCTATGGGAAGATGAAGAAGAAATTAGACTTGAGTTAGAACAAGGATTACAGGAGAGTAAGAAATGATTAACCATGACCGTATGAGAGACATCATAGATTTAGGTGTGTTTTCACTTGAGATAATAGCTTCTATTGTTTTATTACTTGCGGTATGGATATACATGTATCCTCATCCAAGCAATATTAATGAAGATAAAGGTCTTGCTTTAACTTCCGATTGTAGCTATACTCTAAGGGGTACATACACACAATTTAGAGGTAAGCCAGTTTGTAAGATGGTTCCTCTTAATAAGGATTAAGAAGATGAAAGCCTTAAAGCATGCAATGATTGACTTAGAGACAATGGGTATAACTCCAGACTCTGCTATTGTCTCTGTTGGAGTTGTGATATTTGATCCTCGTTACGGTAAGGTGTCTGACAAAACGTTCTACCGTGAGTTAGACTGGGTTAACCAAGATAGGTCTGTTTGTAAGGATACTAGAGCTTGGTGGGACAAACAAGCTGAAGAAGCTCAAATAGCGCTATACGGTATAGACGAGTTGGAAGACGTACTTTTTGAGTTAAGTGATTTCCTACCCACTGACTGTAAAGTATGGGGTAACGGTGCAACATTTGATATCAGTATACTTGAGGACGCTTATCGTCAACAGAAGATTGAAATACCATGGAAGTACTGGAATGTCCGTGATGTCCGTACTATCAAAGATATGTATGAATCTAAACGAGGTGGATTTAATAAAAAATCAGGCGGTACTTTACATAACGCCCTCGATGATGCATACTTTCAATCAAGGTACGTAACAATGATGTGGAACAAGTTATTAGGAGAATAAGATGGAGAACTTTTATATCAATAAATATGATTATCTATTATATAGAGTATACTACTCAAATGGATATCGAACTGAACCTAAGTTCTTACCATCATGGATATATCTAACCATTACTACGGACGGACATAGTAAATATGTAACTGTTTATTCTGAAATACATATTAATAAAGAGGTAAGACTTAATCCTAGTTACTCTTGCGATTTTACAGATAGAGAAATTATTAAAGATATAAGTGCTAAGATTCATAATAGTTTTTTAAATTAGGAGAAGAGAAATGAAAATATCTAAAATCTATGTAAGTTTTGTATCAGGTACTATACAAGACTGTATAAGACAAGCTAAGCTTCTTATTAGTCAGGAGGAAACAATTGTTATTTTTACATTTAACGGAGTTAATGTAAAAGTAGATATTAGGACGCCAGACTGTACTTTAGAACTTAAATATGAGAAAGATTTAGAAACTAAAAACATGGTTAGATGGTTATAGTTTCTAATCCCTTAGAGGTTAATATGTCAAAAATAATTAAACCCTTGTTAGCTACTAAGGCTGACTTTAGTAAAATAGAATATCCCGTGTTAGCTACACCTAAGCTAGACGGGATTCGTTGTCTTATGGTAGATGGTGTTGCTATGTCACGTAGTATGAAACCTATCCCGAATGACTTTGTAAGAGCTGAGCTTGAAGGTCTACATGGATTGGACGGCGAGTTAATGCTTAACGGTGATTTTAACGAGGTGCAGTCAGGTATTATGAAGAAAACGGGTGAGCCTGATTTCATTTTCCATGTATTTGATAATTGGAGTTTGGATTATGGATACCCGTTGCGCCTAGAGGACACAGAGTGGTTTTGTACGCACCCTAGGGTTAGGGTATTAAGCCCTGTAGTTATGTCCTCTGAGGACGAATTGCTTGCGTATTTGGACGAATGTTTAGATGAGGGTTTTGAGGGGGTGATGATACGTAAGCCATATACCAAGTATAAATTCGGGCGTAGCACTGTAAACGAAGGGATATTACTCAAGATTAAGAAGTTCTTTGACGATGAAGCCGAACTAATAGAAATAGTAGAGGCTCAGCATAACATGAACGAGCAAGACTATGATGAATTCGGTTACTCTAAACGTAGCTCTTGCAAGGAAAACTTAGTACCTGCCGGAACTGCTGGGAGTGTTATAGTTAAGTGGCAAGGTAAGGAGTTTAGACTTGGATTTGGTCCAGGATGGACCGATGGTATTAAGCAAGAGCTATGGGATGACCGTGAGTTCTTAATCGGTGAGTTAGTTAAGTTTAGTTATCAAGAGTTGAGTAAGGATGGTATACCTCGCTTTGGTAAACTACTAGAGGTTCGTCACCCATACGATTTATGATAAATAAAACTTGCTTCTCTCTTAAAACAGAACCATACTGAATTTAACATCAAACAGTAATACAGGAGAACAGTTATGAAAGTTAAAATACTAGAAAGCTCTTACCATATGTTTCACGATGGGACTGTATTCCCAACTAGGGAAGTAGACGCTGAATACTACAAGAATGATGTTTCTTTAGTAGAAGTGACTGAGCAAGAATTAAAAAGAGTTGGTTTATATACGGTATACCCTTATAACCAGCAACCATCCGTCCTATTATCTATTACACACAGTGAAGTAGAAATAATAGAAGCGGAGGAGCCTAATCGTGAGTTTCATAGTGGTGATCTCGTAATACATAAAGGTCAAGTATCTACGTTGATTTATTACGGTATTGAGTACTCTAGTATTAAAGGTCAAGACAGACAATATACATGGTTAAATCAGAAGCGATAGAACATAATGGATAATATAATACGTAATAAATGTGGATGTGGTAAAGGTTATGCGAGTGAATACGATTCAATGTGTAAGTTTTGCCGTGAAACATTAGTATCCCGAGCAATAGCTAAGAAGTATGGAGTTAAACATAGAGGTGACGGTATGTCGGTAACACAATATCGTTATTCTCAAAGGGATAAACTAATTAAAAGAGTAAGTGATTTCGATAATCTAACAGATAAGGAATAAGGACATGAAACTTTTATATTCGTTTTTAACTATCATAGTAGTGAGCATTATATATTTCTTTGCATTAACTATTGACATGATATCAGATGGTATAGAAGAAAGAAAAGCTAAGGAAATAAGGGATAAACAAGAGTACGTATGTCCTCAGTGGCAAATAGAAACTAACGCTTGCTTAAAACTAATAAAGAAAAACAGAGGTATAAAATGAGTAATATTGATTTTACAAATGGTCTTGATTTCACTGGATCATCACATAATCGGATTACCTTCTTAGAGTCCAAGGTAAAAAGAGTTCAAGACAAGCTTAGAAAAGCCGAAAACACTGTAGATAATATGCGTAACGTTATTCTGGAGGTTAATGAATATTTTAACTCACGTGTGTTTTCCCCTGATGAGTTTGAACATATGGTTAAGCGTCTAAAAGATATATCTAAGGGTAACTTTACAATCTAGAATAATTAATTTAATATTGAATGTAATAAACAGGAGATATTAAACATAACATGCAACATAACCCGTTATCAATAGAGGATCTAAGAGACCTTATCAATAAAGGTGAGGTTAAGGATCCTCTTGTCTTTTTAGAATCAGTGATGAACGGGCAAGACCCACGTAAACTCTCATCAATATACGACTTAATATGCGAGATAGATAGCTTTACCAATGGTGATATATCTAAATCGGATTGGTCTGAAATAGTAGATCATGTTGTCGCACATTATAAGTATCACACAGTCAACTTAAAAGACTCATTAAGCGCTAGTAAGACTTTAGCAGAATATCTCCATTCCAAGCGTAAACAAGTAGAGGTAATAGACGGTCAGAACTTAACTGGTCATCTTAATAACCCTCTAACAGAAGAAGAAATAGAACTGTTTAAGGAGAAGTTTAATGAAGACTTCTGATGACTTTGAGCTAGATGATTCCATAGCTTGGTCTGATAATGAGTTACGTATGCTCAAATATATGCTTGAAAATGACGGTATGCAGTTTATGCGTTATTTCTTTAAGCAACGAGAGGGAATGAAGATGCTAAGGAATTGGCACCATTACGTTATTGAGTTTGTCTTGCAAATGGTATATGACTGTAAGATTAATAGATTGGTTGTAAATCTAGCTCCTGGATATACTAAGACTGAACAACTCATAATTAATTTTATCGGTAGGGGTTTAGCTCTAAATCCTAGCTCTAAATACATACATGCTTCAGCCTCATCAGATTTAGCCCACGAGAACTCTAGTAAGATTAAAGACATGATAACGTCTAATGATTTCCAAGAGCTATGGCCTATGAAAGTAAGAGTTGACTCCAAAGGTAAGAAACGCTGGTTTACTGAAAAGAGAGGGGGTATGATGGCTGCTCCCGCTGGAGGTCAGATTACAGGTTTCCGTGCAGGTAGAATGTCCGATGGTTTTACAGGGGCTTTTGTTATAGATGACCCAGTTAAACCTGATGATGCTTTTTCAGTTACTAGCATGAATAGGATAAACGATAGATTTAATAACACTATGCGTAGCCGTTTAGCATTAGAAACCGTGCCTATGGTTGTTTCTATGCAACGAATAGCTGAGAACGATCTTAGTGGTTATCTATTAAGAGGTGGTTCTGGTGATAAATGGTATCATTTAAGATTACCTATTAGATTAGACGAAGAGTCAATTAATAAACCTTACCCTAAAGATTATACACACGGTATTCCTCTTGATATTAATAAAATATTAAAATGTTTAGCTGACGGTACTCAGTATGATCTTTAATGTAAAAGAAATAGAAGAAATATGTCCTAAAGAAATACCTATGAATAAGGCTCTATGGGAGTTTAAACACGACTTAGAACAAATAGAAATTTTATCTAGTAATAAACATATATTCGACTCTCAGTACCAACAAGACCCTAGTCCTCTAGGTGGTAATATGTTTAAGGATAAATATTGGAAATATTACGATGTATTACCTTCTGATATAGATGTAATGCGTATATACGGTGATACAGCACAGAAAACCAAAGAGCATAATGACTGGTCTGTGTTCCAATTATGGGCTAGAAGTCGTACTAGTGGTATATATTTAGTAGACCAATGCAGAGGTAAATGGGAAGCTCCTGACTTAGAGTCTAAATTAGTAGAGTTTTGGAATGCACATAAACCAACTCAATTTAAACCTATGGGAGCACAACTGGTTAAGGTGGAAGACAAGAGTTCTGGTAGTTCTCTTATTCAGTCAATTAAGAGGGACTACCTTATTCCTATAGAGGCTATACAGCGTAACACTGATAAAGTATTAAGAGCTATGGGTGTAGTTAAATATTTTGCAGCGGGACATATACATCTACCTAATGATGCACCGTGGGTGCACGAATATAAAGAGGAGTTTAGTAAGTTCACCCCTTTAATGACCCATAAACATGACGATCAAATAGATCCTACAATGGACGCGGTCGAAGATTTAATTGTGTTTGAGGAAATGATATATAACGATAGAATACTTTAATAAGGAATAGAAACATGAGTTCTTTAAGAAACACCAGAGTATATGAAAATCTAACAGAGAGAGAAAATAGGGATTTCCTTACCGATGTTGCCATGGGTAGAGTTCCTGGATATACTTCTGATTTTATGACGGGTTGGACATCTGACACAGACCCAGCTGACGGGCAAGTAAGTATATTCGATTTTAGCCATCATCTAATGGTACACCCTACTGGTCTTGTAGACGTATTTGTAACTAGCGATAATGCTGCCGACACAACTATGAGTGTAGTAGTGGTAGGAGTATTAGATGA